TGCAAATTTTTCATTTGCTGCAGTAGCTTTCCCCAGTTCTACATATAATCTTTCTTTATCTTGTAATTGCGCCTGATACATCTTCCAAATAAAAAAGCCACATGCGCCCACCATAACAATAGGAAATCCTAAGCTATTAATTAATGTTTCTAGCATATTTACATCCATTTTCTTATCCTCCTTAATATAAAAAAGCATAAAAAATAACACTATTTCTAGTGTCTTCTCTATGCCTCTATTCCTTTAACAAATCAGTCTTTTATTTTATTCTGCTTGTACTTCTTCGTTTGGTAGTTCTGGTTCTAATGGTGCCATTTCTACTGGTGGTGCATATACACTTCTGGCCAACAATGTTAACTCCGTGTATTGCTCAGGTGTAACATCTTGGGTCACTTGAAATGCTTTTAAAATTTCAACTGCCTCATCCTCTGTTGGGTAGTACTTTGCTGTAATAAACTCTTTCATTGTTTCATATACTGCTAATTGTTTACCTGTCATTACTTAATCACCTCTTCAATTTTATTTACGCTCTTAGCGTATGTTTCATCTACAAAAGCCGTGTTAACTGGCTGTGTATTCGTTTTTGCTTCTACTGCCTCTAATCTAGCTGTTAACTCTGCAATCCTATCAACTGGTAAAGTCACTTTAAAACTACTTGGTTTTACAGCGCCGCCAACTTCTAGAATATTAGTTTGCTGAGTTAGAATAGTAGGTACGAGTTCTTTTGGTATAGGTGTTGTAGTAGGTGTTTTTGTTGGATAAGTTATAATTATATCCCCTATTTGTTTTAAATAATTTTTAAAATCGTCTAGTGTTGGAGCGGTTTCCTCTTTTACTGATATTACAAAAGCATCTCCATGTACCGTGATGTACTCTCCAGCTAACGCAGGTGTTGGGTAAATAGCGGTAATCCATTTTTGATGAGGCAGTTTGTCACATATACAAATGCTATTTACATTCATAATTTGTTCTTTTTGTTTTACTTTGTAGGTTTTATACCCATCAGCGTATTTGTCATAAGTTTGCCAGTTGTCACTATATTTTATGGCTTGTGTGACCAGGTTGCGTGTCCATACACCGATACCATCTTCTTTAATTTCTAATGTGTCTTTTGTCTCGCTAGTGCCTCTCAATGAAATAACTTTTTTAAATGCCGAATAAGCCTTAACTTCTTCATCTGTCAATACTCTTGTTGTCTTATTTGCAAAAGTAATAGTTCTAGTTGCTAAGTCTAAAACGTCACCATCTTTAAGAGCTGGTAATGTTGGGTCTGTAGGTACTAGCCCTGTATCAGCATCTAAAATCCTAGTTTTACCTTGAATGGTAGGCTCATAAAATGGGTATTCCATACCGTTATTTGAAATGATTGCTTCAGTTGAGGATAAGCCGAATGGAACGTATGAAGTTGGGGCAACATCGCCATCTATAATACAAAAATCTGATATTGTCACATTGGTATTTGATGATACACCCTTTGCGATTATTTCATATTTACCTGCAAATAGATTAGGCTGACTAATTTTAAAAATGTTCAACCCGTCTTTAACTGTTACTCCACCAGAAGGGACATATGTGCCATACCAAGCTCCATCAAATGCAAATACAATTTTTGATTCAGATGTAACCCTTGCGTTGAACGCTATTGTGTATTGTTTATTTGCTTCAAAACCTACTTGTGTCCCTAGTTGTATTGGAGTTGTGCCCGCTATGGTATATTCTCTCCCTTTAACTACGTTTGCTATATTCTTAACAGTTTGCCCCTTAATCGACATTTTTAAAACCTTACCACTTATACCATTATTAACCTCAATGGTACTACCATTAATTGAATCAAACTCTTTTCCAAATCTTCCAAGTAAAGAAGTATATTCTTCTTCTAAAGTTCTACCACTCGCCATTTCTGTATGATGGCTATTTGAACCTAGCTTTAAAATACTTGTTTTACCCGTAGAGTCTGTGGTATGAAGTTCTTTTATAGATGGTGAGTTATTGAGGACTGATAAGTTGTGTTGGATTTCTTGTGGTGTGAGTGTGTGATTATACATATCTAATGCTTTAACAATCCCTTTGAACTCCCCTTTGTACTCGTTAGAACCTATTCTTATCTTGTTAGTCGTGTATGCAGGGAAATATTTAATGCTATTTAAATAATCATTTAAATATACTTTTTCACCGTCTAAAAATATTTCATAACTAGAAGTAACTGTAATGTTGTGCGTTTTATTTAAATATAACATACTACCATTATATATCACATTATTAAAATATACTTGCATAGTGCCAGCTTTGTTGTAACCTATTGATGTTTTAAACCCATTACTTTCATAAGACAGTATTTGACCTCCACAACCGTCACCATTATCAAAGTTTGATATAGAAAATGTAAATGATATAGCCTTTAATTCCCTGTATTCTAGTACACTAGTTGTTGTTTTTGTATTATCACATACTAATTCGTTATTAGTTATACTACAACCATCCATTGATGTAAACTTATTCGTCCATAAACCACGACTAATACCAATACTATCTATTAACCCATCCTGCACCACTTGATTCTCGATAAAATTAAAAATTGTATCATCGTGAACCCCGTTAAGGCCAATTTTATTATTAACTTTTTCTTGAGCCTGGGCCCCTGCTCTATCAGCTTCTCTTGTAGCACGGTCAGCCTGCGTAGTAGCTTCTTCAGATTTTGCTGTTGCAATAGTAGCTTGTTCAGTAGCTACTGTAGCTTGCTGAGTTGCCTTAGTAACTTCTGCTTTAGCTAAATCTACTTGAGTTGTACCCTCAGTAGATACTCTGACAACTTGTCTATTACCTTCAAGTATTAAATCTTCGGTGCTATCCGTTACAAGTTGTTGCACATCGTTTTTCATTGCTTCAACGTCATTTTTATAACCAACTATTTCGGTTTTAGCTTGTTCTACAATGACCTTATCTTGAGCAATAACTCCTGCTGTTTTTAACACTTCATCATGCTTAGCCACTACTTCGTTTTTAGCCTTTGTAACAATACCTTTATCTGTGCTAACTTGTTGCGCATTGCTCCCAGTTCTACTTGCATCATCCTTTACGGATTGTGCTAACGTTACAACCTCTTGATGTTTTACTTCTACATCACCATGCTTTACAATAACCTCTTTATGCATGAGGTCAGTTTCATTTTTCATTTGAGCGACTGCCTCTGTATCAATTACAGATTGATTTTTTAAGTTCTCTACATCAAAAATAAGTTCTTGAAGTGTGCTGTATCTCGTATCTACAGTTATGTCTTTTGCCCCAAGTTGCCCATTTACAAGATACATAAATTTTTTAAACGTAAGCATTTTACCATGGTCAGCTGAATACACGTTAATTTCACCACAATGAAGACCTTGTTCAGCTATCATATCATTTGCTAGCGTACATTCACATTTACCTTGTGTAGCATCAGTAACAAGTATTGCATCCTCTAAAGTCGCACCAGAGGGTGTTGTGACTTCAAAAGTTACCTTTTTACCTGTTAAATCTAATGCTTGTTTATTACTGGTCAATTCAAAACTTAATTTACATGTCCCTGTATTAAACTGGTTAAAACTAATTACTCTAGCTTCTAATACACCTAAGTAAACGTCTAGCTTTACTACGTATTCTTTTTCCACTTGCGTCACCTCATTTCTGTATAATAAAAAGACATAAAAAATACACCTTATTAGGTGTTCTTCTATGCCTTGCATCTAATTTTATTAACATCTAATTTACCTCATTAGGTATATTGCCATTTGCCTTAAGTAAAAATTCTACTGTATCCCATAGCTGTTTATTTTCTTTTTGCAGAACTTCCATTTCATTGGGTTGCTGTGGTATTTCTTCTATAGGTGGTAATGGTTCAGTTTCAACCCATTCAGTTCCATTCCATTGTGGTTTATTCATACTATTCGCAATCTGCCAGTCTCCCTCAACGATAGCTTCACCCTCTTTTAACTCGTAAAATTGAGGTGATTTATCTTCATTTAATGCTACAAATTCCACTTTAAATCCTTGTTTATCTATTACTATTCCAAACATTTAATTCACCTCTCTTGCATTAGAATATTGCACTACCTTCTACATAGGTAAGTCCGTCATGCGGATTGTTAATGGCAATTACACCTGTAGCATATATAACACCTTTGCAAAATTTTGATGCATCACTAGTTCCAAGTACAATTGACATATTTTTTATAGGTCTACTTCCAACAGGTAGTGTTGCTATTTGTGAACTACCTTTTGGGACTGTACCATTTGAGCCAGTTAAATTAAGCACAACCCTTGTATAAATAGACCCTTGTTCGATAAAACTAATCCATGTAGAACTTTCATCTTTAAATCCACTATTATAAGGGAATGAAATATCTGTTTTAGTTGTCGTAGCTGGTTGTTGCCAATCAGTCCATGTACCAAAAGTATTAACCCTATAAAATTTCCTACCTTGATTAGGGCCATAAATCCCACATATTTCTTGTACTAAGACTGTATCTGATTGCTGTGTTACATCTACAGCAAATGTATTATCTCCCGTCACTATATTGGGTGGTGCATGCTGTTCAACTCCATCCCCATTAAAATACACGATATATTTACCGTTTTTCACACAAACATTAAAGTCCCCCATGCTATTTGAGTTAACATATCCATGTGTAGTAGATAAAACATTAATTTGCCTAGATAATTCAGCATCTTGAGTATCTACATATTCTTTAGTAACACCTGTGCTACTCCCCCCACCTGTATCGGTATTACCACTGTGTACTTTCCCAACTACAAGTATACTACCACTTGTATACTTAATATAAACTTTATCGCCTACGTTAACTGCACCCAAGTTGTTGTAATAAATATCCAGAGCTTCTTTCTCTCCGTCTTTTTTAATCTTAACACCTTTACCCTGTATCACATCTACTACAGTTGCGTACTCTGGTCTCATTCTAATCTCACCAACCTTTTACATACATGCTTCATTTTTGCTCCAGCTTTTAACGTGATGCTGTAGCTTTGCTCTACAAAGATACCTCTTAAGTCTTTATGCCTTAAATCCAATATATCATTAACCGTATGAGTAGGCATGTTTAGGGTTTCAAATGTCACCTCTTGCTCTACCTGCACAGCATTAAACGCCAACTTCCTGACTAGATTATCTAATTCCACTTGATTTGCAATGTTATCCACTGTATCAATGTCTACAATTTTCTTGCCATGTCTACGTTGTATAGAGAACATACTCGTTGGGTCTGTGTTGGTATATGTGCTGCTAAGCGTTCCTATCTGTGGGTGACTTACTGTACGTATAATGACATTCGGTATATTATAGTAGTCCATCTTTTTACTGGGTTCACCTAAGATAATGGACATTTCATCATCTTTATAAGTGTTGGTGACATTTATCGGACTTGGCTCAACATATTTCTTGCTCACAAACCAACCATCCGCATCCGTCATAAGGCTTGTATAGTTTATTTGTTCTGCGAAATAGTTAAACCATTCAGCCTTATTTTTTGTGTAATCGCATACCACGTCAGCAGTAAGCACTAAGTCAGTAGCTTGAATATTGATTTTGGTAATACCACAACTAATTAAAAAGTATCTAAGCACCTCACCATAGTTAGTACCTTTGAGAAATAGTTTAGGGCTATCTATCTTATCCTGCTGTACACTTATGACTTCATCGTAGCAATTCGCATAGCATATACCATCTTCTACAATTGGAGTAAGCATTAAAAAAACACCTAAGCTATACCACTTAAGTGTTTTATTAATTCTTATCCCCATACAAACTCGTAGCTTATCATTTAGATAATCTACTCTGCCATCTTCTGTAAATTCAAGTGTTGCATAACGCTTAATCACCTTATCGTTATATACGTTAATCGTACCATTTTTAAGATGTAGGTCACATTTTTTACTCCCATAATAATCGAGCAGTTCCAATTTGTAATATTCTTCTCTCGCTCCATACTTACAAAGGAGCGCATCTAATTCAGATTTAGTTAAATTATTCATAGTCTACACGCTCCTTGTAATCTACTACCATTGCACTAATAGTACCCTCATGGTCACTCAAGATACTGTTACGATTGTATGGTAGAGATGGTATTACGAAAAATACTTTTTCTGAATGATCTCTATAGCAAAATACTTCCCTGCGGTGGAACATTTCAATCAGTTTATCCAAGCTATCGCATTGTAGCAAGTTTAGACTGATATTTTTACTTTGATGTTCACCGAATACTGCTATAGGATAAGGTCTACCACTAACTTCAATAAGTGTACATTCTAACCCTAAGTTAGCATTGAACCTATCGCTTGATGTGAAGAAAGCGCAGTTGAGTTGGTCTTCTAACTTGTCTACAGTAGCCAATACAGACCTACTAATTTCTACAAATTCTTGCTTTTGATTACTGTCCTTATAAATATCCCCCTCTGTTATACCTCTAACTGTATAAACACAATCTCTATGTGCTATATAGTCCACGTAAAAAGTTTCAGTAGTTTTAGCGATTAGTTCGCCGTTTCTTAACACGTAAAACTTTGTAAATCTGTTATTCGGATTATCCCATGATAGATTCACGGCATTTTCTAACTGATTACTTGTAAGTGTAATATTCGTTGGTTCTACAGCATTCACTGTGATTTGCTTAGCACCCCAATCACTCTCCAGGGAAAATTGGTTCATAACTTTAACTCTGACAGTATAACTACCGTTAGATAAGTAAGTCTCAATTTTGTGCTGTACGTATAACCCATTGATCCAGTCTGTACTATAGACCACCTCGTTGTCTCGTAGCACTTCTAGTATATAACCTTGTTGGTCTTGAGTGTCCCATACTACAGTAGGTCTACTTGTTGCAAAAGTGCTACTGCTTGTAATAGTTGGAGTAGGTGGTCTCCCTTGTACGATCCATTCAGCTTTTTTAGTTACGTGCTTTTCTACTCCTGCACTTGTACGATACGTTACTGTAAGCACCATACTATGCTTACCAGTTTGAAGTGCCCCTGGTGCTAATATTTTCTCTTTTTCAGTCGTACCTGTATAAGTTATACTTCCGTCTATAACAAGTTCCCATTTGCTTTGATTTTGAGAAGTCCACCAAACTCGAGTAGGGTCATCACGTTCAGTAATAACGCCGTCTGGTTCAAGCGCCCCGATACTCGGCAACGTTTCAGTGAGAGTTGCAGTGATTTCTTTCCACTCTGTCCACCTATCTTTAAACGCTACTCTTACCCTAAATCTGTGTAGTCCTGTAGTAAGTGAACTGTTGAGTATAACAACACTTGTTGCAGTAGTGCCACTGTAATTTTTTACTCGCACATCGTCTTTGTATATTTCAGCCTCATATTTCTGTTGATTCGTTGAAATCCATGAAAAGGCAAGTTCCAAATCGATATTGCTACCACTCAAAGCAAGGCTGCTTACAACGGCTTGCATATCTTTTAGTGTAACAGTTCTTTCACTACTATTAACATACCTATTGGCATAAGCTACAGTTACTCTAATAGTGTGTTGCCCTTCTGTAAGTTGCTCTGCTGGGATAGTGTAACTAGTTGCTGTAGTTCCTGTATAGGTTTTTATTACTTGATTAGATTTTAACACTTCTACTTTGAATTGCTGCTGATTAGTTGATTGCCAACTCACTTTAATAGGACTTTCCCAATACTCGCCCTCTATAAGTAGGTTGGAAATGGTTGCTTCAATATCTCTTAAAGATAAATTCAATGTAGACCAATTTGTCCATGATCCTTGTGGATTAGCTACTCTAACTTTTACTAGTGCATTTTCTTTACTCGAAAAAGTGTTAGCAGGAATGACTAAGCTTTTAGATGTTGTTCCTGTAAGAGTACTTCCTACTTTATTATTATTTTGCCATAGTTCAGCCTCATACTTGCCTTGATTATTTGATAACCAACTTACTGTAATAGGTCTCTCCCAGTATTCGCCTTGTTGCAGTAAGTTTGAAAGCGTCGCAGGAGGATATTCAGATAATACTGTATACGTAGGATTGAAACGCATCTTATAACTGCTATTGCCCCCGTTATGCTCTCCTGTTAAAATAACACCTTTTTCTTTTACTTCTTCAACTAGTTCTGGTGTTATCTGAAATTCAAAAGGATTTTGGTTTTTGAGTTCAAATAGTCTTCTCCCTCGAGTTGGTAAATGATTAGGAGTCATAGCATTGACATCTATATAACTATTTGCTATATACAGCAACATAATCATGTAAGGTATAGAAGGTCTTGGTAGACTCATCAAAAAACTTTCTACACTTGCATTATCTCTAAATGTTATATAAATATCATTTGTAGTCATGCTATTTACATATCCATAGGATATACCAAAATCTAGACTTGTTGAGTCTACAGCTGATAAGCTATAAGCCCCGTTGTTGTAGTTCCAAAATCCTCTCCAATGTGTATTTAATGTTGCCATTTATTCTCACCTCCTCTACACTAGACCTTTTCTAGATAAAATTTGAATTTGTTCAAATAGATCATTTGCGTTATTAGTCTGTATAGTTACATTGTTTAGATTGTAAGTAACATTCCCCTTAGCTAAACTACTAGCTGTTTCACTCGCTGTTCGTACTTTACTACCTGTTGGCAATATAACTTCTTCAGGTCCATATTCTCCTACTAATGCCCTTCCACCAGGATGATATTGTGTACCTATAGCATAACTTCTTCTACTTGCGTTATTAAGTTGATTGTTCAGCCTGTTCTGTGTGCCACTCATGGCATTAGATATTTCACTAATACCCTTATTCATATCACTACCTTTTCCGATTAAATAGTTAATTGCTACTACTAAAGCTGTTATAGCTACTACAACTCCAATAATAACAGCTGACCATTTCAAAAAGGTTATATAAGTTGCATTACCTACTGTACTGTTAAAGATTGAACCTGCACTTGTTAATAACTTAAAAGCCCCACTAATGTTATTAATAGTCGCTGAAATACTACTTACAACCATCAAAATAGGCCCTACAACAGCGATAAGTATTCCTATAGTAGCTATAAACTGTTTAGTTCCATCACTCATGCCTGCTAAACCTTTAATAACATCATTAAAAAATTCAATTACTGGTGTAATAATAGGGACAACGGCTTCTCCGAATGTTGTACCGAGTTCTTTAAGGGACTCTTTGAATATTTTCATTTGATTTGATGCACTATCACTTGTGCGTGCAAAATCTCCTTGTGCATTTTTTGTTTGATCCATTACAAAGTTATATCTAAGCATAACCTTTTCAGCTTGCGTCATTTCTGAAACTTTTTCTTTTATACCTTTTGTATAGGCATATTGCTGAAGGTTGGCTTCTGTCATTACAATACCATATTTTTTAAGTGCCTCTGTTTCACCTGTGAATACGCCCGTTAAAGCCGTATTAGCCATTTCAGTACTTGTATTGAAATAGGAAGCTAAGTCTGCACTAAGTTGTGTCAAAGACTTACTCATTTTTAATGTTTTAGCTTCACTAATTCCCATACCATCGGCCATACTTGCAAACCCTGCAGCCATATCTAAGGCACTTTGTTTAGCAAGCCCCATACTCTCAAGACTATCATTCGCCCAAGCTTTTACCTCTTCTGCATTCCTTTTAAAAGCAACATCAACTTTATTCATTGTTTCTTCCATATCTGATGCCAATTTAAAAGCAGCTCCACCTGCTGCCACAATAGGGAGTGTTACATTAGTAGTCATCGTTGTGCCTATTTGCTTAGTCTTATCTGATAGTTTTTGCCATTGCTCACCTGTCATGCCAAGCATTCCTGCTTGCTTATCAAGTTCTTTTGTAGTAGACTTCAATTCATTTTGAACTTTTATATATTGCGTTTCAGCATTTTTGAGTTCTATAGTCTTTCTGGCAATAGCTTTTTCATTATTGCCCTCAGCCTCATTAAGTGCAGATAGTTCTTCTTTCAGTATCTTCACTTTGTCGCCTTGTATTTTTAATTGATTAGATAACTTTTGATGCTGAAGGCCTAATTTATCAAGATTAGACCCAGTTTCTTTTATTTCTTCACTAGACTTTCTAAACTCTGCATTAAGTAATGCCATTTGTTTGTTTACATCTGGCACACCTTTTTTAACCTCATCATAGTTAAAATCCAGTACAATGCTGCGTTTATAACCTTTAAATCCTGCCATAAATACCTCCTTTCTAAATAAATCCTGGTATTTGCTTCATACTTGTAATTTCTACATCCCTGTTTTCAAGTTTATCTATTCCCCCACTTTTAAATTGTCCATGCAATTCAATAAGCGTGATTGTTTTGGCAAGCGTACTATCATAAAACTCCTTATCACTTCTACCCATTTCAATGCAATAGATGTAATAGAGCATATCCCAATCTATAGGTTCTGCATTGCAAATAATTCCTTGTTCATTGAAGCCACTTTTTTTTTGACTTCTTCATTATCTGATAGCATAATAGATTCTACCAAACACTCTGTCATAGCTTGTATAATTCCATCTCCACCCTTTACAATAAGTGTCTTACAATCTATTAAGCTCATTTCTTCACCTATAAATTTAAAATAACAATACATAAGTTTTGCATAAAATTCGCATGTGGTAATGCCACCTATAGCCTTATTAAAAGTGTCTGCAAGATTTCCAAACTCTTCCTCGTACTGAATAAACAAACTATTAGAAAATAACATTGTATAAACTTTATCTTTTAGCTGTATTTCTAATTCTGGAGTCTCTTTAATTGCACATTTTCTTTTCATAAAACCTTCCTTTCATACAAATAAAAAAGACACCCTTTCCAGAGTGCCTATTCTATATTACATATTTTTTTAAATTCATCAAAACTTGTTACTGTCTTCCAATCAATACTATATAAATCATCAACATATAATGCATAACCATTAACAAGCTGATTACCTTCTGGTAACTTAGCATCGTTTAGATTTACGACAATCAATTCATAACCTGTATTTTCCTTTTTGCTTAATTCATAAAAGCTATTTCTAAGTCCTATCATAAACTTAGCATAGTCACCTTCCCAAATATCGCAAATATATGTACCATTATTACTTTCAACGTTTAATGGTATAACCCCTATATGTTTCTTAAGTGTTTTTGTAATCTGCTTATCACTTAAATATCTTGCGCTATCTACATTTATAAAAGTAAACACGCCCAATACTATTAATGAGCATACTGTTACAATTAAAAGTGCATTTTTGTTACTCATCTAATCACCCCTTTACCCAATATTATATTTAAATTCAAATATTAAGTAAAGTACGATTTTATACTTGTGCTGTTGGTGGAATGCTCTTAAACCATGTATTAGCACATTTAAATGTTTTATCAATAGTTTCACCAAATAACCTAATATCTCCGTTTTCATCAGGCATGGCTGTGATATTTAATGTGTCTGTACTAAAGTTAATATTATCTGTTCCTTGCTGAACTTCATTCTGAATTGGCTGCGCTTTGCACTTTGTAAACCATACAAACTCAGAGCCTCCACCCGTTAACTCAACTTCCCATCCCAAAGAGAACTCAATAGGCTCATTGTCTGAGTTGTCTTTGGTAATACCTGTGGTTGGATCTTTTGTTTTACCAAAGATTTCGTTTACAACATCAGTTGGAATTTTATTCATTTCAATCGAAATACCTGCTCCTGTCATTTTATTTACTTCATCAGACACAACCCCATCACCATACAACTTTCCATTTGACACTGTTGGATTAACAGATACTTTCATAGCTCCCGCTATCTTTTTAGGAGTTCCCCTTGTTACTTCACCACCTTCATTAGTGGTATTGACAGCATAATGAACATTTTTTACGTTAAAGCGATTATTAGCCATTCTTCATTACCTCACTTTCTATATAATTAAAAATCAATACTTTGTGATAAATCATAGTTGTATTATCAAGAGTTTCTGTTGTGTCATCTCCACTCTCGAAATAAAAATGGGCATCTTTAAGTAGCTTTTTAGTTTGATTAACAATTCTTGAATAATCAGTTTTACTATAAATATCAACTTGTAAAGCGCCACCCTCTTCTACTGACTCACCATCACCATGCAACAACTCACCCTCATTAAAAAAATGATAACTTAAGACAGTTTTTGAAGTATTTAAGTCAGGGAATTTATTCCATTTCATAGGTACATTTAAGGGCTTTAGTACTTCATATACCATATTAATCATCAAATAACCCCCTTAATTTTTCATCTACTATTTTTTCAAGGTCAGTCTCTATGCTATTTAATGCTAAGTCCATGAAATGAGTAGGGCTTGATCTGTGCGTACCATCATTAACAATGTGCCATAGCGTTCCTGTAGATTTCCCGCCTTGCACCTTTACAACAACGTCCCCAAACTCATCTTTTTTAGTTACTATTTCCACATCATCACACATATGTGTAATACGCGCTCTTGCTTTTTCATCAGACGTTCTAATACTTTTAAGTCTTCTAACAACTTCTCTTTTAACTACATTAGCACCTTCTTTTTGTGCGTCTAAACCAGCTTTTTCACACAATCTACTTATTTCACCTAGATACACTGATAATTTATCACTATCATCATATCTCATGTTCATACTCATGCTATTACCTGCTTTCTCACTGTTGCTATTAGCATGTAGTTTTTATCATCCTTTAATTCTTCATAACCAACTATGTTGTATATAACATTTTCATGCTTTATAAACATTTCTTCAGTTATTCCTTTTCTAGCACGAATAATAAAATTAAACTGTCCAGTATTATGCTCTAAGCCGATTTTTATACTTTCCTTCCCAAGCAACCTAGTCTTCTTGGCCCAAATTGAAGATATTAAAGTACTATAAGTAGGTTCTAATTCATCAACAGGGGCTAGATTATCAACTTTTGTACAAATATCAATCTTAGTATTTAAGTTCACTTAATCACCCCATTATATTCTGAGCACATAGCCAAATGGTTCCTTAGCATTTCGTAGCTTACAATATATCTTTCATAGTCTTTATCTGCATATCCGAAGTATGCTTTACAATAAATACTAATTGCCCTAAATATTAATGCATCTTCTTCATTCAAATTAACTATGCCTCTTGTTTTCATATCTAGCTTACAAGATTCAATCAAGTCAACTATTTCATCATCAAGATCTGCACCATCAATTCTAAGTAAAAGTTTAATTCTTTCTAACATGACAACACCTCAATTAATTCAGTAACTATGCTACTCTATACCACTTGTTTTCGCCACACTCATAAGTTGTGCAACTGTCATAAAATAATCATGACTAGAAAAAGAGGATGCATTTTTAGCACCCCCTTATTTTTGCACTGCTTCAAGTTTTTCAATTCTTTTTGTAAGTTCTGATAGTGCTGCTTGCTTAACATTAAGTACACCATCGGATGTAATGGATAAGGTCTCTCCAACTTTAACACATCCTAATACCGTACCTGTTGCCACTGTATTATTAGGGTCTCCCTTATCTCCTTTGTCTCCTTTGTCTCCCTTATCTCCTTTTTGACCTTGGATTCCTTGAGGCCCCTGAGTCCCAGTTAATCCAGTATCTCCTTTTGCTCCTGTTATATCTGCAATTGCGATTAAGTCAATCCACGCTTCGTCTCCGACATAACGCCATTGAATATGAGTAGCACCTTTTTGTATTTCAATCTGTTTAGCTGAACCTCCACCCAAACTGCTAATGTTATTGGCAATGAGTTCTAGGAACTCTTCGATTCTTGATTGTGGAATTGATAATGACATAATTACGCCCCCCTCTTATATTATTTAGATACTTTTTTAGACATTTCATCCATTTCAATTGTAACAAGTGAATCTTTCACAAGCACTTTACCATCTGCTATCATAATAGCTTTTGTTACAAGATCATCTGTTTCATTATCTTCGTATTTTTTAAGACCCATTGTGTAGTTTGTATTTAACATGTAATCTTTAAAATCAAATAAGAAAGCATAAGGTTTTCCTGTTCCTAATGTAGGAGAAAATGTATCTAAGTAATTACAAAGAACAACAGGTCTACCAAGTAAATACCTTTCTGGTTTCCCACCAATACCATAATTTACTCTAGCAATAGGTTGGCCTTGACTATCTACCATCCCAATGAACCCCATAAATGTTTTCTTAGTCATACACCATACAGCACCTGATTCATATTCCGTAGGAAGTACAGATTCTGCATCTGCTAACAGCTTGTATGTTAATTGATTAGATTTTAATGCTTGTCCTTCATTTGGTGTTTCTTTAAGAATGCCCTTTGGTTTACCTGAACCATCACCACTAATAATGGCTTGTTCTAAAGCTTTTACCATAGCCTCAACAACATTGTTAATTAATGCAGCTTCAAAAGCTGATAAGGCCATTGTATCAACCTCTAATGATACAGCTACTGCACAACGTAGTTTGTGATATGCAAAAGTAATTTGTCCTGTAGTTTTCTTTTGTTTTTCACTTCCTGCACCTTCTGCCACCCATGACGCAACTGGTTTTACACTAGAAGTTGGAACTGACACACCACCCTTAATAGACGTGCGAGTAACGAGTGGTAAAATCATACCTGTTGCTTCTAATTTTTCAACAATTTTATTTAATACTGTAGTAGGGATAACGGCACCAATGTCTGTTGTTTTTGTTGTCCCTGCTACTCTAAATTCTGCTGGAAGTTCTGTTCCCCTAATTACATGATCCATAAAAGCTTTTCTGTATTCCATTGTTTCAAACTTGTTTTCCATTGTTCTTTTCTCCTCATTGTTATCTACAATAATTTTTGCTGGTGTCACGCCTGTTGCAATATCATCTAGCATAGATTTTCTTTTTTCTGCATTTGCTAAGATTTTAGCTCTTTCTTCTTTAAGACTTCTTACTTCCACTTCTAAAGCATCTAGATCAGCACCATCTTGCTCAATCTCTGCTTTAATAGCATTCATTCTTGTTTCAATTTCTTGGATTCTATTCATAATCCACCTCCATCATAAGTTTTATTTTTTTCATTCTTTGCTCACGTTTTAACAACTCCTGTTTCTCTACTTCTGCAACTCCTGCATAGTAGGAGCGTGAACTTATAACAGTACCGTCATTAGCTGGAATACTAACAGCCGATACGTCATAAACCTTTTTAATTTTTTTAATAGTACGTGTATGAGTTGTTTTATCATACTCATCTTCTGCTACTGTAAAGCCCCAAGACATCTTATTTACAAGCCCTGTGTCGATTTCTTCGAACATTTCTCGGCTTTCCCTTGATTTACTTAAGTCTGCACATACAAAAAGTCCTTGGCTATTCGGCTCAACGATTAATGTTCCGTTAGACTTTCTAGCAAGGACCTTCCCTTGGTGGTCATATTGAAAAATAACATCTGACATATCTGCGCCTTCAAGCGCCCTACTGTCTATTACTTCATAGTACTTAATACCCTCATACTCATACATAAGATACGGTGCATTGAAAGTAGTTGCATATCCTTCTACATAGCAATCACTCTGTATTCGTTTCTGTATTTGTTCCTGAGGCATTTTCAGTGGTTGTAACATTCGATACTCTCTGTCTTTGCACTCTGGCACTGTCTATCAACTCCTTATCTAAATTACTAATATCTACATATTCACGTCTAATATAATATTTGTCTCCATCTTTACATAATGGCATATTCCAAATCTCTCTAATATCATTACGAGATAATAAGCCTCTATCAAACATTTGAGAAGACACATCAAGCTTATCCTTATTCGTCATGTATTGAAGTCTATTAGCTGTTAATATAATTTGATTACCCTGTGCTAACTCTCGCCTACTATAAGTCATATTAGAAAGTGCTAATGATAGTTGAATAGCAAAAGGTTCAATCTTCCCTTCATAGTAAGCCGACCAACTATCTCCAATAGCTTTATTTTGTAATATTTCAAGATTACATCCGAAATAATTACATACATTTTCTTGTATTAGCTTCATTTGCTGATCACTAACTATGAACGGTTTGCTATCAATTTGCTTTACCTCACTATACTGATTTCCAAAAAGCATTACCCCTGTATCGTTTGACGATGAAAGGTTTGTTTCTGAAAACTCCTTTTGTTGCTCTATTAGGTCTGCTTTTTTCATAAAGTTGTTAATTTTGGCCATAAACCTAATACTCGCACCGTTTTTAACACCCTCTATAATACCTTGATTTTGAGTATTAATAAGTTCTAATGTAGGTCTTAATGCTTCGTTATCTTCACCTTTAAAATCATTTTTATATTGAAAATTCGTAAGCATACCTACTTTAGAAAACTCAATACTGGCCCTTTCTCCAGTTCCAAATGTATATCTTAAATATGGAACACCTGAAACATCTAATACTTCTGTCATGCTAGGCACTACAGGGTAATAACCAGCAATATACCCATATTTATCTTCTATAGGCACTATATAACAAGTATTATTAACACTTAAAATAGTAGCCACTCTGTAAAGAAATTGGCTTGTACTCATAAATGGATTAGGCTTAAATTTTAAAATGTTATCAAGTTCCTTGTAAGCGCTTCCCACAACTTCTGGTATAAGTTTACTGCAATGAGTCGCAAAAGCGTTAATAGCTGCTCTAGTTAATTCTTGTTCATATAATCCACCATCATATGTAGTAAAAACAGGACAATAGCCATCAAGCATTTTAAAGTAACCTTTTACCTGCTGTATCTGCTTAGGTTTCTTGAAAATCGTTTCAAATACTCCCATCTTCTAACCTCCTTTCTTATTTGTTTTTTAACTGTTCTCCAATATCTGCATACCATTTTTGACGAACTGTGAGCGCATCTATAATGCTTACAAAGCCATCTATGTGCGCCCGTTGTTCTATCTTTACAGGTCTAAATTTTCTTGTCTCCATATTATGTTTAAGTGCTACATTTAAGAAGTGAGCTTTTAATAAGTTGTTTTGCCCTATATTAAATACTCCATCTTTCAATATACCCTCAAATTCCTGTATAACTGGTGCAAGGTTTTCACCTTGGAAAACATCATCCATATGGAACCCATACTGACCAAGATCATCAACTAAATATTTTGCTGAATACCTATCGTAGCCTATTTTTAATGGATATATCTTGTATTGTTCTACTAACATAACAAACCACTCGTAAACATCTTTATAATCTACAAAGTTATCTCCCGAAGGTGTAATAAGCCCTTGTTTAACAAATATTTCATAAGGCACTCCCTCACGTTCTTGTAATTCCTGTATTTTATTCTTAGGCATGAAGAATTGTGTAAAAGAATATAATTCATTGTCCTTTTCTACGACAATACTACTAGCTGTTAAGTCTGTAGTTTGAGAAAGGTCAATACCACCTACACAATAGCAATCCATAAAATCCTCTAAAGAATACTGCTTGTTACTTGCCTTATCGACAGTTATATAATCAAGCCATGCAAGAGAGCTGTTTTGCTTAATATTACAATACTTGGTCATAAACTCTGCTTTTTTACTAAAGCTATTCTCAGCAATAGCCATCTCTTCTATGAGGAAGTCAACTGATACTGATACGCCAAGATTAGGATTACTTTTTCTTAACTCATTAATATCATTCCATTTTTCTACATCATCAATCATGTACAGGAATGGTAACAATCTTCTCTCATTACTGTTCCCCTGTAAAAACGCTGTGCTACGCTTTATAAGCTCATCGTAAATACCATCGTTAATATATCCACTGGTTGAAATTGAAAGCATTATAGGCTGTTTTCTGGCCCCTAAGGCTGACTTCATAACTTCATATTGTTTTAATCCTGCATCACCTTGCCATGATGATATTTCATCACATATAACCAACTGTGGGTTAAACCCATCTGATTTTTTAGCATTAAATGCAATAGGCTTTATGCTTGTATTAAATTCCTGTAAATAAATATCACTTCTACGCTTCTTTGCAAATTCGTCAAGCTCCTGTTCCTTCTTAAGCATTTGATAAAAGTTCTCGTAAACAATATTTGCCTGCTCCAGTTTGGGTGCGAGGCAATAAACCTTTGCCCCATACTCTCCATCCAGGTAAGACATGTAAGCAATAATAGCACTAGCAAAAAGTGTTTTCCCATTCTTTCTACTCATGACAATTACAACTTCTCTAAATACCCTGTACCCATCATCTTCAACTATTCCAAACATGACTGATACAATAGCTTTCTGCCATAATTCAAGCTTTAATAAATCATCTCTGCCTTCACAATGGTGACAGAAGTTTTCTATGAATTTTATGGCCTTATTAGCCTTTTTTGCATTAAAAAAGAACTTGTTTTCTTCAAGTCCTCTAATAATGTATTCATATATCAGCAAGATCCATTTACCAACTACAATTTCACCTGTTTTAATCTTATGGTAGTATTCATAAATATAATTAGTCATCAGCCATCAACGCCTTTAATTTGCTTTCTTTTTTCTTCCCTACAGGGGCAAGATCATCAAGTGCTTTCAAGGTGGCATTATAATTTTTAATCATTGTATTGTAGCTTTTCTGAGCTGGATGTTCATTTACGGTCTCAAAACCATTCCCATTAATACTTTTAATAACTGGGCCTTCTATATCTACTTGTTCTTTTAGCCGTGTGAGGGTTTTCTCCATATGAACAGCTTCATTGTATAGCTTTTCTGCAAATATTCTTTTATTTTCATCTAAGTCTTTATAAATCTCTTTATATATTTCTAAGTCAGTCTTACTATATTTATTTTTAGCCATGTTTTCACCTCCTAAAACACCCCCTTCGCATGTAAACCTTGCAGGGTAAAATTAGACTTCGCCTCTCGGTCTACTACATATGTCAAGTCTTTTGCATATAGGGGGGCTATACTTGTATGATATTGCCATGCTCATCAAACTTAAATCCTTCTCTAATTGATTTCTTTTTTGAATATTGATTACGACTATGCTCTTTATTATGGCAGTCTTTGCATAAAGTAATAAGATTAGATGAATTTAGTGTTATATCAGGATTGTTAATGTTCTCTGGTCTTAGCCATGTAATATGATGCACTTCTTCTCCTGGCTTACCACAATGTACACATAAGCCGAAGTCACGTTTAAATACAGCATCTCTGCATTGTTTCCATGATTTGCTTTTGTAAAACTTCTTAGCAAATTCTCGTGCCATACTTTCATTCACCTATCTTTTTATCTATATATTCAACTGAATAATATTGGTTTTTACCATCCCACAAGATAAAGTTATGACCACATGCCATCTTATCAAATCTTTCTGCATTACCTATTGGGTTGCTAAGTAAATACTCTTCTTTTGATATAACTACTAACTTCCCTATACTTACTGGATCTAAACACATAGGCAATATTACAACTTTATCGCCTATCTTCTCACTTAATTGCCGTTCTAATAATTCTCTACGGTCACTTGTTAAAGCTCCTGTTTCTTTTAAAACAATCATGCCCATTTCTCCTTTCTAAAACTATTCATATCTTATATTACTTTGCAAACTATTTAGCCATACAATTCCAAAAATAAAAAAGCACTCTAGTACAAAACTAAAGCGCCTTTTTTGATTATATTTTAAATTACTATTTCCTAATACCATAATAGCACATTTGAGTGTATCATAGTGTATCATCTTTTTCAGTTACGGAATTGGTTACACGTTCAAAGCTAGTAATATCAATTCTTTGA